TAAAGGCTGCCCATATTAAAAAGTGTGTTTCGTTTGGTGATAGTATCATAGTTCCTTTAATTTATAACCTTGTCTTATTTCATCTATTGGATTAGCTAAATCTAAAGCGTAAAACTCTTTAAACTCCTCTACTTTATTTGTATAATAGTAAATATTGTATTTACTATTCTCTAGTTTAATTTCGTATGTTTTCATTATTTATAATTTACGCAAGCTGCAAAACAAACATTTATTGGATTAGTTACAAAAGTGGGTGTTACTACCTTAATCTCAAAATAATCGGTACTAGCTAAAGATATATTTAAAGATGTATTTATAACCACTTGTTGTGTAGCACTATTCATTTTAATAGTTCCTATTGTATAATCAGTTGTATTATTAACTCTTATATATACAGTTGTATCTTCTGATGTTCCTAATGTTCCACTTACTAACAATGTAAATGAAGCACTAATAACCGTAACAGTTTGACCTATATATGTTCTACGAGCTGCTGCAGTTGTAGTTGGAACTGTTGGTATTAAACTTCCAAAATGATAAGTAGTTGCATCTGCTGGATTAAATAAACTTTGATGGTTTAATAAAACTGAACCCGATACACTTTTAGTAGCTAATCCATCAAAAACAGCATTACCACTAACAGCATTAGTTGAGCCGTCTATAATTGTAGTATCTACTGTTGGTATATCATTAATAGTTGCAACCTCTACACCGTTTTTAGTTACGCTAGGAGCGTTTAAATCAATTAAATCATCATGTTGTAAATATGTACCAGAATCATTTACTTTAACTATTCCAGTATTATTTTCAAAATAATAAAAACCAGCCTCAGTAGGTAGTGCATAAATTTGACTATTACCAGTTACTATACCTACATTTGTACCATCATCAGTAATATTACTATCCACAGCAGTAGTAGCACTACCAGCTTTTAATACTTTGTTGGTTGTTAAGCCTGATAGACCTGAACCGCTTGATAATAAGTTAACATCAGCTTGTTTAGAAGTGCCACCTTGAACTATCTCTATTTTATCTCCAGAATTTACTGCAGTAGCTGAAGGTAAATCTGTTATTTTTTTATTAGCCATTATTCTATAATTCTATTGTTACTATTTTCAGTGATCCTAAAATCTCCACTTTCTGTAATTCTAAACGTAAAATTACTATTAGGATATTTAGTAGCTATTATTAAATTTCTATTAGTTAAATAGTTTGTTATTTTATTCTCAATATATTCATAACTAAAATTAACACCAGCTATTTCAATTTCTCCAATTTCATCAATACTAGCTAATTTAATTAAATCAAATGCCTTTTCAATAGTTCCATATACTTGCAAACTTACATCAAAAACAGTTTGTGAATCGGTTATTGTAACATTTTTTTCTACTTTTTTTAGATCAGTTACAACTGGTTTAAATGAACTTTTAATAATGGGCTCGTAATATATTTCTAGTCCTACAATATTGGTATCTGAAATACTAGTTAAACTACTATTCCATTTAACTAAATTATAAACATAGGTTACATCTCCGTATAATTTTACAGAAACATCTAATAAAGTTTCACCATATTTTATAGTATATAAACTCATGGTCTTTCTGCTGAAATAGTTATATCTAATAATTCACTTGAATTACTTGTTACATTAACACTAGTCATTCCATCAGCTTCTAATTGTATGGATATAGCACGTTTTAACGCTAATTGTTGACCGCTTGACTTTACAAAATTATCAACACCTACACCACATAATGGATATTGTTTCCATGCTCCAATCCAAGAATCTACCAATAATTGAATGTGCTGTGAATCACTTTCTTGAATAAGAAAATCACCATTTTGAATAACTAGATCGTTATCTTCTAATATTATATCTTTAGCTACCATTACCTTGTTTAACTGTTAAATTCTCTATATCCGTTTGTATTGTTGGTGTTAATGGTGTAACACTAGTAAAGAAACTAGTCAAAGGAAACGTACCACTAGGTGCTAATGTTACTACTTGACTAGAACAAGCTGCAATTAAATCATTTACTTTATTTTCTAAAGCATTTAATTTATCTGTTAAGTCTTGAACCTTTACTAAACCATCATAATTTACGCCGTTTAAATGTATCTCATCAACTTCACTAACCATTGATATAAAACCAGTAGTATTATTAATTAATGTTACTAATACTTTTGTACTATCCTTTGGTATTAATTTAAAACCATCTTTATTATCAGCATTTAAACGAACATTAACTAAAACCCCACTACCATCAACTGGAGTGCAATTACAAATACCATTAATTAAATCAATATCAGAAACAGTACAAACTATGGAATAGTTGTTAGCTTGCGGATTAATTCTCCTAATAGCATCTTTTATAGTTGTTATATCATCCATTAGTTACTAGTTTGTTTAAATACGTTAACATCACCAACCGAACTACCAATAAATCTACCTATATCAACAACTTGTTTATAAGCATCACCTACACTCATATTATAATTTACTCCTACTATTGAGTAATATCCATCTTGTTCAGGAAATTTTTTACTAGTAATTTTAGCTATATCTCCATGTCTTACAAATGGTTCACCAAAAGTCTTAATTTTACCTACATAACCAGTATATTTAATTTCTTTTAGTTTAGAATTAGCAAATACTAATAAATCTTCATCACTAGCATTATAAGTATAATATGTTCTTTGACTTCCATCTGTATTACCTACTTCAACTTGCTTTTTAGTATTATTACTATCCATACTAATAGCAACTACTTTTAAATTAAGATCATCCGCTTGTTGATATTCTAAATCTTCACTATTTATTATAGTTTCTTCAAATGCAAATTCTTCTGTATTACTTTTAGCTGAATTAGTAGGTAATCCAACATATAACACACCATTTTGAAAGTATGAATATAAACCATATTCTTTTTTTAAAGTATCTAAAATTTCAGTAATGCTAACTTTTGTAGCTCTAAAATTACCTAAATTAACATCTGATACTATACTTGTACCAGTAGAGTTATTTACAATTATCTTATAAGTAATATCACTAGGTATCATATAATCCAATAACTGATTTAATGTAATAGGATCACTTGTTATAATTGGTTTTTTTAAAGGTTTACCACTTTTACCATATAATATAGTACCAGTCTTTTCAGGATAAGTAATGTTAGTATTCTTTAGAATAAACATTTTATCTTCACATTCGATAAGAATAGGATTATTAGCTCCTATTTTAGTAATGTAACCTTCAAAAACAGTTCTTAACTTTGGATCATAACCTAATTCAATCTTTATAGCATCACCACGTTTAAATAAAGCTGTACGACCTACAAATATATTCTCACCTTCATAGTTTATATTTCTTGGAAACATAACCTTTGCTGTATCAGTCATTTTATCATAACTAGTATTAACCTCAACTTCATTAATAAAATCAAGTTCAATAGGTTTTTTACCTACTGGAGTAATAGTTATTTTTGAAATACATTTAAGCATTAGATTTTATTTCAAATGGAGTATCAGAATAACAATTTAAGTTAAAGTCAAATACATTACGCATTCCTTCTCTTTGTTCATAGCTATAACCACTAATAACAACTGTATAAATTTTAAAATAGTCTAAAACATTACTAACAACATCTAAACTAAATGGACTTTTACAAAATGTATCTAGTTTCTTTAAATCGTCAATTGGTGGTTTATTTGAATCTTCACCAACTATAACACCTTTAATAGATATTTGATAATCTCCATCACTTACATACTCTTTAACACTACCGTTACGTCCTTGTACATTAGTTCTAACAATGTTTTTTTCTTGATTAATAGTAATTAGTGCAATAGGTAAAATTAAATCGTTAATAGCATCTATTGGAGCAGTTGAACTACCTCCAGTAAAAGTTTGTGTTTGTTGACCACTACCTATTGGTTTTTTAAATATAACAGCATCAAATACTGGAACGCCTGAAAGTGTACCTTTAGCTAAATAACTATCTGGTTCAATTACACTAGCATCAGAAGCCTTAGTATAGTTAATAGCAAAAAATGCTGGTTTAACTAATCCTAATCCTTGTCCTTTAGCTATTAATTTAGCTTGTCCTTCTGGATTAAATCCTTTATTTAATGTAAATTCTGCCATTATCTAGCTGCTATATTAGCTTCGTTAACCATTTCTAAAAATATTTTTGTAACTTCTTCCTTAATTTTAATAGTGCTATCTTTTAAATCATTTGCTTGTATTTTCAACTCGTGTACCAATTCAGTAATATTAATCACTAAACTTTGTGGACGTTGAGCCGAAATGTTTACTCCAGAAGATGTTGCTGATTTTCCTAGAGATGAAAGTTTATTTGATTTATCAGTTAATCCATCTAATTTAGTATCAGTTGGTTTTGATTTTAATAAATTCCAGGCTCCAGTTAATCCATCTTGTGCTTTCTTTATGATGGCCCATTTAAAATCTTTTTCTTCATTAGTCTTACTTGACATTGCGTTTCTTTTTTGAATATCTCTTAAATACTCAAAGTTTTGAACAACGTCTTTTGCGGTTTTAGTACTTTCTAACATACTCTGCATTTCGGCAGAAAATGTTTTCATTTCTTGTCTATTTCCTGCAAATCCAGTAGATTTTAAGCCTAAATAATCGTTATAAAATTTAGCCATTGTACCATGTTGTAATCCTTGTTTTGCAAGGGCTTCATCCATGAAATTCTCAGCAGATAACTTTTTATTTAAAGTATCTGCCATTTTAGTAAAAAAATCAATTGTTCCTGATATTATACCACTTTGAGATTTACCAATATTAACTTGTATTTGTGTCCAAATATCAGATAAATTACTCCATTTACCACCAACTGTACGGCTTTGCTCATCCATTAAATTAAAGAATTGTCCACCACTAGCAGTAACAGTTTTAAAGGCTTCGTCAACATCTTTAAATGTTATTTTGCCTTTCTCCATTTCTTTTAATAATTCACTATAACTTTTACCAGTTTTTTTAGCAATAATATTTAACGGATTAAATCCTTGTTCTGTTAATTGATTTAATTCTTGTCCAGCTAAATGTCCTTTTGAACGTATTTGACCAAATGCGGTAATTAAAAACGGTAAAGATTGTTTACCTAATACAGCCGATACATTACCCAACATTCGTAATTTATCAACTACTTCGCCACCAGCTACGCCATAAGCCATTAATCGCTTCGTGGCATCTTGAACCTCTGATAATTCAAATGGACTTGTCTTAGCTAAACTAACTAATTGTGTTTCCAATGCGCCACTAGCTAATCTATCGCCATGCATCATAGTTCTTACTGCAGTACTAAAATATTCATAGTTTCTAAGATTATCAAAAATAGATTTACCAAAAGAAGCCAAAGATAATCCTGCACCCAATCCAAGTAATTTATTTTGTAAACTACCCATAACACCATCCATTCTATTAGTCTCGCTAACAGCTCCACGCATCTGTTTACTAAACAAATCTTTTAAGGATAGTGTATATTGTAAATCTTTAGCCATTATCTTTTAATACTCGTGTTCCATTATACTGTAAAACAAAATCAACTTGTGCAACCGCTTTGCACCATTGACTATCACTTAATGTTTTAGGATTTACACCTAAATAAAAACGAATGAGAGCGTTATTTTTTTCACTATCATTCGTTTCTAATAATTTTCGATATTCTTCTAATTTTTTTTTATAACAGTTTGTTGAACTTGTAATAATTTTACTACTGCAAATTCTAAACTCTCCATTGCATCTTCACTCTCGTAAATTTCTTTTAAAGAATCTCCACCAACATACAAACCATTTAAAACTGCTTTAATTGCCATTTCTGAACTCTTTTGTGCTAACTTATTAGCCATATCACGAGTTTGTTTATCTGGTTTTCTTAAATGAATTGTTGCTACCTTTGTTTCATCATCTTCATCTAATGGAATAATTAAAGTTCTAATTACTCCGTACTTTGCTTTTAATTCTTCTAATGTTTCGTTTGCCATATTTATAGGGTTTTTATTCCTACAAATATAGCAAATAAATTAAACATATTTAATATCAGAAACAATTAATTCACAATCACAAGAAATTGATGTATCTCCAGTATTTGATTTACGAGGGTTATTCATAAAACGAACATCTTTTAAAACGTGTTTTCTTGGTATTAAAGCTGAATCAGTATAAATAACGATAATATCAAACTCAGGAATAGCTTGTAATGTACCAGATGGAGAAACTGCTGTAATAGCTTCTATTTCTTCCATTAACAAAGTAATCTTTGCAGTTGGTTCAAACTTACCATATCCACGAGATACTGGTTTATTTCCAGCACCATAGATATTTTCCATGTTTTGTTTTATATCGTATTCGATTGAAGTAATGCCAGTAATTGGAACGCCTAAGACGTTCACAATTATATCTGCATACTCGTATGATTTACCGTTAATTAACGGTGGTAATGATGTTGCCATTTCTTATTGTATTGATAAAGTGAAACCTACATTAACTGTAATTGTACGAGCTACTCCAACTGGTACTAATGAAACGCTAATTACTAACTCAGAAGTTGATAAAACGTTTTGTGATGGATCAATAACAACACCATAAGCTGAAATTTCGCTATTTCTTTGCATTTCTGCTAAAGCTCTATCACATAAACTTTCAAAATATCCTATTGTATCTTCTGATAAAGTACCATCAGCTTTTACTTTTAAAGGACTTGCTAACTGTGGTAATAAAAACGTTCTTAAACCTCTAATAGCTTTATTGTAAGTACGGTTATTTTCAATATAAGCATAATCTCCACTTACTGGTGTTGATGTATGAGAATCGTTAAAATAACTTCCTTCAATATCGAATTTTTTAAGTGCGATATAACCTAAAGTATTAATATTATCATTTGTTCCATCAGATTGTGCAGAATAAACGTATCCATTAGCATAAGCTAGTGTGTCAAATTCTACATTAGATACGTTAAATTTAGCTACCCATGCAATATCATCAGATACTTTTGCAAAAGCAACAGCTCCTAAAGTTGTACCAACAATACCGATTGAATAAGCATGAGATAACCAAAGTTTATAACCTCTGTTTGCACCATCTTGACCCATTACTACTGATACATTTGGAGCTGCTAATGCTCTCATATCAGCTAATCCAGCTAAAGTAGTTGCACTAGTCATTTTACCTTGATAGATAATTTCTAAAGGTTTATGTACAGTTGCATTAGCATTAACTACCGCTTGTAATGCTGTTACTTGTGATCCAGCAAATGTAGTAGTTGATTGGTAGATACCCATTTGTCTAATTTTACCTAATGCGATATTTTGCATTAAAGTAACACTTGCAAATGTTGTAGCATCACTAACTGGATAAAATCCAATAAATAATTTACCTTTTGGTTGGATACGGAAAAACTCGTTAACATGATACCAAAGTACATCAATATCAGAAGCTACACCTAAAACAGTTGAACCGCTACCAGTTGGTTGTGTCCATGTTGCAGTTGAACCTCCAGTTACAGTTGATGTATAAGGTGTACCAGAGTTAGGATAAACACCCTCTCCAGCTTTAGTTGTAATGTAAATTACTCCAGCTGTATTACTTGCTGTAAATCCATGTACAGTTGTACCAGCGTTAATTTTACCTACCCAAGCAGCAGCAGCAGTTGTAGCAGTTGTTTCTTCACCAGATACTAAAGCATAACTAGGTAAAACATTAATTAATCCTTCTGTACCAGTATAGTTAACTACTAAAGTATCTCCTACTGCTGGTGTTCCAGCAATGGTTAATTTAGCAACCGCTTTTGTTTCTCCTAAAGATGTATTTGTAATTCCTAAAGCCTCAGCTTCTTGAATTGAAAACACAGCTTTGCATTTATCAGATGAACTAAATCCAGTAGGATAAGTTGCATCGCTATAAAACAACAAACCAGAGATAAAATCCTCTCCAGCTAAAGGGCGACCTAAACCGCCTTGTTGTTTTACAAATATAACGTCATTTGATGCCATTGTTTATAATTTTAAGTTTTAAAAAAAGGCTTGTAATAATACAACTACAAGCCTTTTCTATTTGTGTAATTAATTTATTAAGATACCCATGTTTGAACTAAAGAAGCAACACCTTTCATATCAGCTCTTAAAATTGCAGAACCTAACATTACTTCCATGTTGAAAATAGAACCTAAGTATTCAGGTTTACCGTTACCATTTCCACCTTCATCAAATAAAGGATTAATAGTTCCTAATGCACGAGATACAGTAGTTGGATGCCAAGCGATACAAGCTAAGTTATCAGTTGCAGCACCAGCAGCAGTTACAGCTTTTGGAGATGTAGCAGAGTTAGCAAATACAGATACGGTTGGTCTAACCATAACATCAAAACCAAATAATTGAGCAACTACACCAGTAGCTAAAGCATTTGTTTTAAATCCATTATAAGAAGCTCTTACAACTTCAGAAATTGTAAACAACTCCCAAAACATATCAGCATTCATTAATAATTTACGACCACTAGAAGGTACATTATCCTTATCTAATTTCTTAGCTAAGTTAGCGATGTCGATTAAAGCTACTTGTTTACGTGTTCCAGTAGCAGAAGGAGCTAAAGAAGTTCCAGCAGCACCAGTTGTGTAAACGATGTTAGCAGCGCCAGTTGCAGTCCAAGTATAAGCTACTTGTGTACCGATACGGTCTACTAATGTAGAAATTTGTTGACCAATAATAGAGTTTTTCTTATCATAAGATACTTGTAAAGCATCTAAGTTATCAATGATTGTAGGCTCTAAAGCGTAACGATCCATTGAATAAGTTCTATCTGTATCAGTACGACCAGCGATAGTTAACGGAAATGATGTAGGGTTAACCAAAATTGAAGGATTAGCTCCAGATTGAGGTAAATGTACAGTACCAAATGCAACATATTGCGAGTGGTCTACTGATGCTGGTAAAAACGCAGCGTCTTGGTTTAGGGTTTCAACAACTTGGTTTACCCAAATCTCTTTAATTAATGCCATTTTATTAGTTTTTGTTTTTTAGTTAATTATTAATCTACTTGAATTTTAGCACCCATTGGATAAAAGTTAGTACCGTTATATAAGTATGCTTGACTCCAAGTTTTACCAGCAGCACCAGTTACAACTGGAGCAACAATACTACCAGCGAAAGTTGTAGTTTCAGTAGATGTTGTTTTAACTGTTAATAAGATAATAGCACCAGCTTTTAATTGACTTGAAGCTGTTACGCTAAATACAGCGTTTGCTGTTAATGTTGGTACAGATGCAACATGGTTCATGTTGTTAATTACTGTAACAGCAGTAGTACCACTAGTTGCAATAGTTAAATCGGTTGATGCTGCATTTGGAAATTTGTAAGTTTGAGCCGTAGCACAACCTACTGTGATTAGAGCGATAAACGCTAGGATTGATTTTTTCATTTTATTTTTTGGTTGTTTTAGGTTTTACTTCTTCTTTTACTTCTTCATCACGCTTTACTAATTCTGATTTTAAACCAGTCTTTTTAGCGTAATCATTAGCTCCACATTTACCAGCTTGATCTGTGAAGAAACAAGTTCCATCTTCAAAACAGATTAACTCGTTTGCGTTTGGATGTACTTCAAATACCGCTTTCATTAGATAGTAGTTTTTAAAGTTTTAACTAAATCTGTGAATTGCTCAGGAAACGCATTTTGCATTTCAGCTAATCCTTTAGCATCATTTTTAGACCAATCATTGAAAGTCCATTTAGAACGATCTTCTACTTCACCAGCAGCATTTTTAACTTTAAAGTCAAATACTGGATTGTTATTAGTTTTTACATTGCTAATTTTAGAAAACATATTTTCAACAGTAGCAAAGTTTGTGATAGCTAAAGATACTAATCCTTCTACTTCATCTTCTTTGATTTTACCATCTTCTTTAGCTTTGTTAACTAAAGCAGTAGCTTTGTTTTTCATGTCCTCAATAGCAGCTTCTTTTGCAGCTTTTTCAGCATCTTCATATACTTTTAAACGAGCATTTAAAGCAGAAATTTCTTCTGCTTTAGCAACTAATTCAGTATTTTTGCTTTCAATTGCACTGATAACTTCATCTTCTGAAGCCTCATTTTTCAATTTCAAAAAGTCAGTAACTTTATTCATTGTATTTGTTTTAGGGTTAATTAATTTATTATAAATAACAGCCATATTATAAAGGCTGTCTTGTTTTTGCATTCTTATTTTTTTACCACTAGTTACAATTTCATCTACAAAACCGCTATTTAATGCTTCTGAACTAGTTAACCATGTTTCTGCATCCATCATAACACTAATCTCATCGGCTGTTTTAGAGCATCTATTTGAAATTAAAGTAACAAGTGTTTGTTTAACTAAATCTGTTACTGCTTTATCATTACCACCACTAGGATTGTGTAACATTAATGTACCGTAATCCATCATGTAACACTTTTTACCAGCTAATGCAATAACTCCAGCTATACTAGCTGCTAAACCATCAATATAAGTGTTACAAGGCACTTTGCAGCTTAACATAGCACTTACTATGCTATAACCATCTAAAACACTACCACCAACTGAGTTAATGCGTACTGAAATAGATTTACATTGTGTTTGTAGCCATTGTAACTCATTTGCGAAAGAACTACCCGAAATTCCATAGGTTATATTCCCATTTTCATCTACACTATCTCCAATTTGAGAGTAAAGTAACATAGTACCCTCGTTTTCAGAAATATTCTTTATGTATTTAAAATTTTCGATAAAACAAAAATAAATACTATATTTGTCTTATATTTGTGATTGTTACAAAATTTAAAACTATGGCAGAGAAATCGTTACAAAATCTATTAAAGAAAAAAGAACTGTTTGCAATGAAAGTAACAACTAAAATTGTAGGTACTACTAAAGAAAGTTTTGTAAATGATTGTATTAATAAAGAAGTATTAGAAACTAATGCTGCTAAGAGTATTATAGATATTTATTATACAATAGTGCCATTAATACCTAATCATGAGTATATGGACTTTATAAAGATAAAACAATACATTAACGATAATATTAAGTTTAAATGATTTATAAGATATTCACACCTAAACAACTAAGTAAGTTTTTAAATAAACCAGTTGAAGAAATTGAATTAGTAGAACTAAGAGATACTGATTTATACGGTAACTTCATTATATTTGAAGGATATAAATTTAAACTAACTTATGGTAATTATCAATGCTTAGAAACACCAACACAAAAGATTGAAAAAAGAAATATTAATTTTGTAAAAGCTAAAAACGATCATTATAAAAAACAATAATATGAAAACATTACTATCAATACTATTACTATCTACTACATTGACTTATTCTCAAACGGATTTTATTAAAGTTTTATCTGTTACAGATACGGTTAATGTAGGTGATAGTATCACAATTAATTTTACTAAAAAGTTAAATCAAAACGGTAATAGCATGAGCCGTTTACAATTATGGACTTCATCATACTTACAAGATTGCATGTATATTTCTTCAATGTTTTTAACTGATACAAACACTATTAAAATTAAAATACTGCCTATTATGGGTGTTGGTAATGCTCGTATTTACTCAAATGCAACAATAGGAGGTTATTATCCTTTTTACATTAAATCAAATGATGTAAGTGTTAAAGAATATACTAAAGAAGATATTACAAATATTACTTTTTACGATATTTATGGCAAAGAAAAACCCTCATATAATGAAGGTTTAACTATAAAGATAACTACATATTCAAATGGTTATCAAAAGCGTGAAAAGATTATATCTCAATAACAGTCATTGTTATAGCAGCAAAATCTACTTGACTAGCTGAACCATTTTTTAATCTTAGTTTTAATACTGTGCTATCTGCAATAGAGCCAACATAAGATACTGTTAAACACCAATAACCATTAATTCCTATTCCAGTTCCACCAGCTACCGTTAAATCTAGTTCATTTGTTCCATCCCATAATTGTAAAAATGAATGGTTTAATGAATATCCAGCAGTGTCCATATACAACTTACCAAGTATGTGAAAAGTTTTAGTGCTTCCTGAACTATTAGTGTAGCTCATGCCAGTAACATCTACATAAGATGTACTAGATGTGCTAAATGTAGCTTGTGCTAATTGTGATGTAATTTTACCAGTACCATAAGCAGAAACTAAAGCTGCACTAGTGAAATCTCCACCACTACCAACATCAGTAGGTACATATTTATAAATATCATGTACATTTTTACTAGCTCCATCACTAAAATCTACTGGATCAGCAGTAGCATCTTGAGTTTTAGTTAATATAAATCTAGCTACATTAGTTGCACCATTTACGGCAGTTGTTTCATAAAATTTACCACCATAGAATATTTCACCAGCAGTAACATCTTTACCAGAATCAGAAACAACACACCCACTAATAACATAAGGGACTGTTAATGAATAACTACCAACTGTTTGAGTTATAAAAGCCTTAATTATTCCAGCTTTATCAATATCTAAAGAATCTTGTAAAAACTCTAAAGAACGTCCAGTAAATGGTTGTAGTGATGTTGGATCTACTATTTGTGTAGTGTCTATTTTTTGCATAATTTAATTTTTAAAAAGTTAATATATTATATTGCATTCCAGCTAAATTATATTGATCCGCAAATGAACGAATAATATTATCGGCATCACTTCCTAGTGCATTATAATCTGATATAGGGAAAAATATAGTGTAATCATAAATACTTGTTGCATAATGTGTAGTAGTTCCTAAATAATCTACTTGATAAACACTTTTATCTGGCATTAATGAGTTAGATGTACTACTATCATTCATTACAAATGTATTGCCAACTCCTACAAAGTTATTTGTAATATAAACAGATGCTGTATTAAAAAAGTTGTTTAAAGCGTATTCAAATAGTATCTTTTGAGATGAATATTTTATACGTTCATCACAAGCTATAAATATATTGTTTAATTTAACCCAATTAGTAGTACTGTATGGATCAACTCCAGTCGAAGTTGTAACTATACATTCATAAATTGATTTATCTGTATATCTTACTCTATCACTAAAAAAGTATGTAGTTGATCCTGAATAATCAGCAGCATTATCACCTTCTTTATATTTCATAAATGAACGCTGGTAATAATCAGATAACGGTGTTAATAAAACAGTTAACCAAGATTTTAATTTTATGTTTCTTAGTTTAGGAGGTATTAAAGACTCCCCAATGACGTAAAAATTTAATGTATAAATACTCATTAGTTAGCTATATAAGTTAATGTATTTGCGAATGCACTACCAGAAGTAGTTTCTTCTACTACATATCCAGCGAATAATTGATAAGATGGTATTAATGTAGTATTTGATTGAACTAAATATGTTTTATTAGCAAATGTAGTAGCATCAGCACGTATAGCAACATCTTCAAATACAATATCAGTTACGCCTTCAACTGATTGAATAGCATCCATTAACGAGCTTAATTTAACATATCCATCAAATGGTAAATTAGATAAATAAGCATTTATAGAAGTTACTACATTAGTAGCTATTACTACTGAATATTGACCGTTATAGTAAATACTAGCCTTTAAATATAATTTATCAGCATCTTCAGAAATAGCAATATAATTAACGCCAGCAAAGTTAATATCATCTAAATAACCTGATAATGAAGATAATTCTGTGCCAGATAAAGCGACAGGTGGATCTGATTTAGCAACCTTAACTAATACTACTCTTTGTGATGTTGTTTTAATTGCACATCTAGTTATAATCTGTAATGAAGTGTCAATAGTTGGATAAGAAATAGACATATCAGAATTTACTGCAACAGCTTGTGGAGTTGATGCACTATATTGAAAGTCAAATACTCTTTTTTGTAACCAAGCATTAGTACCAACAGCAGCAGTAGCTACAATAGTTTCTAAATCTGCTTTATATAAATCCCATAATTGTTCTAGGTAGTTAATTACAGTTGATGTAATAAACTTCCATAGTGTATAAATTGCCGTTTGTGATGGACTGTTTAATGTAGCTAAATCTGGTAATGTAGCTTGTTCATCATCCATTGTTTTTTGTATAGTTTCTATTGATCTAGCCATTAATCTAATGTTATATTTGTTGTTAAATCTGTTATTGTTGTATCTGTATTTGGTCTAGTATCTCCATCGAAATCTTTACCAGTTACTTTAAATCTAATTTGATAATCTTGTATATTATCATGATCGAAGTTTTGAGTTTCTGATTCACGAGATAAAATAGAAAACATACCAGTAGTTGAGTTATAATTACCTAATTTTATAAATACAGCTTGTTTTAAATCAAGTATATCAGTATCTTCTGTTTTATAACTTTCAAATCCTAAATGAATACAAACTACAAAATTGTATTGTTGTACTCCATTAAGTAAATCTATACACTCAGTAGGTTCAAATTCAATTAATGCACAAGGATATTGAAAAGCCTCATTTACATTTTCTCGTTCAAATTGATTATTCCATAAGCGTACATACTTGATGCCAGTTATATCTTCGAGTTCTGTTCTTATTTCTGTATATAAATCCTTTAAACTACTCATTTAAAAATTCTTTGTATTTTATTTCTTAATCTTAATTCTATTTTTGCACTTAGCATTCCACTATAACCTACAAATTGACGTTTAGGCATTTTAATCGAGTGCGCTCCTATTGTAACATCTTGTTGAAAGTTTGCTTTTTTTGCTTTACTAAATCTACTCCTACCATCCTTTCTAATATTAAAATTCAAAGTATGTTGACGTTCTTTTTTATTAATTGTTAACCCTTCATTGTGTACATTTGCATAAGGTACATTTGAAGTAATTTTAACAGCATAACGCCCACTTTTACGAGCCACTAAAGAACGTTTTAACCTTCCAGTCTTTACTAAAATAGCCCTACCTTGATTGCCCTTAGTTCGTTTTCTTTTTTGCCATGCTACAAATCCCTCATCCGTAAAACCACCATTAATAAAAGACTTCTTATAGTGATTAATTGCCATTACTCCCATAACGTCTACCATTTCTGAAATAGCCTTTGCCGACTTTTCCATGTCTTTAATTATTTTAGCAGCTTCGTTAAATTTCATAAGGCATCGGCATTCCAAAGTTTGTTTTAGCAAAGTTTTTATCCTTTGGCGCTATATCAAAATAAGGGTGTTCCTTACTAAATACTATTTTTTGTTTACCAGCATTAAATCTAAATTCATCAGGCACATTTTCAACTACTAAATTTTCGGTATTCGTAATAGTACCTTCATCTAATTGAATAACATCGCATCTACAATTCCAACCATTAGGTGGCATAAACTTATCCCAAAACGGATCGCCAACTTTCTTAATAATATTGTTTAAAGAAGCGTGTTCGGGTCTTACCCTTCCATCACCTGCCGTTTGATATTGTAAGTAAGGAAATAAACCTTTAGTTCGTTCAATATCCATCCATTGGCTTGCCGTTCTACTTTGAGCAATAGCACTATTATACTCAGCAGCTAAATAGTTTTTATTGTATTCGTTATAAACACTAGTAGCTTGTTTTTTAAACTCATTAAACGGTACTATTTTACCGTTATCAGTTAATAAACTACTCATGTGTCTAATTTGCTGGTATTGTTTAGCTCCACTAAATATAAACACATTATCACGTAAAGCATAAAGCATTTGGTAATCTTCACTAAGATAAAGAACGTCACTTAAATTCTTACCGAACCCAGTATAAACACCATCCGTTAATCTTGCAGCTACTTTTAAATAGGTTTGCAAGTCTAAACTTCTAATGTTTATTAATCCACTATAAATCCCTTCTATAAACCTGTCAATCTCAGCTTCATCAAATAAATTAGGCTCGACATTTACTATCTCGCAAAACTTACACATTATTTATAAAATTCTTCTAGTTTATTTTTTACTGATTGCACTCCATTATCTACTGGAACTACCTTTTTTACAACTGGTGTTCCATAAGTTTTTTCGATATATTCAGGATCAATTTCATAATACTTCAATAACTCTAAATCTATCTTTGAACGTTCAACTAATCCTAATTCATCATCTTCTTCAGTTTCAATCTTAGCACCATTAAATTTAATTCCTAAACCTTCTAGTCTTTACTAAACTAGCCCTACCTTGATTGCCCTTAGTTCGTTTTCTTTTTTGCCATGCTACAAATCCCTCATCCGTAAAACCACCATTAATAAAAGACTTCTTATAGTGATTAATTGCCATTACTCCCATAAC